CTATGGTTTCTTTGGTTTCAATGTCTTCTATGGTTTCTTTGGTTTCAATGTCTTCTATGGTTTCTTTGGTTTCAATGTCTTCTATGGTTTCTTTGGTTTCAATGTCTTCTATGGTTTCTTTGGTTTCTTTGGTTTTATTATTTGTTTTAGTAAAATCTATTTCTTCTTTATTTAATTTAATTAGTATTTGATTTTCAAAGCTATCACAAGGATATAAAACCATAAATTGCACTAAAACAACATCAATAATAAAAGTGGATTTTGAAAATTTTATACCATTTATATTTAGTAATGGTATTAACTCATTATTGACATCATAATCTGTTAAACTTAATTTTTTTTCATTTTCATCGTATACAATAAGTTTATCTTGTTTTATATTTGCTTTAATTAAAAACTTTTTCCCTCCTTTATATGACCTCATAATAGGTGTTATATATTCTTGTATATCCTCATTTGTTATATTATCGGAATCATAAAACCATAGTGCTTTATTTTTACATATTTCTTGAACACAAAATTCTTCTAAATTTTCAAAAAATTCGGCAACTAATTTTTCATTACTATTAAATTCTAGTTCACAAAAACATTTATTATTTGAATTAATAATTCCATGCTTTGTTTTACATTTAGGAAGTTTAATATAAAAATTTTTGTTACTATTATTGTTATATATTTTGCTAAAATAATTGTTTGCGTTTATTAAAGACGGATTTTCTACTTTTAAATTGTTAAAAGCAAAATTTTCTGTAATATTATAAATTAGAGAACTCATCTATTAATTTATATTTAGCGTTAGAAAAATGAATTAATATTTCCACGCATATTTTAATATAAAATATTAAAATAATTAATTATTAATTATGGCATCTAAAAATACATTAGCCGATTATTGTATTACTTTTCTTAAAGCCGAAGAAACAAAAAAAGAATTACAAAATATATTAAACCCTATTTTAGAATATTTTTTGAGAGAAATACATATATATTTATGTTTTTTTTTATTTTTTATATTTACTAGTTTTATTTTACATTTAGGTGTTTTAATTTTATTAATTCAATATAACAATAAATTAAAAAAACAAGCAGTTTCTAAATAATTATAATTATAATTATAATTTAAGTAATATATACTTTAGGATTATTTTGATATATGTTTATTTTTATTTAAAATAAAAAATATTTTTTTCTTTTTACAATATATAAAAAGATGTCAGAGTTAGGAATGTTCTCGATGGGTGGAAACAAACATACTTTTCAACAACACGAAGAAAAACAAGACGTGGAAATGGGCGGTGGTCGCAGAAGAAAAAGAAAAGGTTCGCGTACAAGAAGAGGAGGAAAAGGAGGAAAAGGAAGAAAAGGAAGAGGTGGTTATTTAATGGATGTTGCCGTAGCTGCCGGTTTACTTGGTGCCACTCAGTTATCAAAAAGAAGATATGGCTACAATGGTCCAAGAAGATATGGTTATAGTAGTTCAACAAGAAAAAGAAGTTCAAGAAGATCGAGAAGTTAAATTGTGATTTCTATTAGAAATACTAATTTATTATATTTTTTTTAATAAAAATTATAATAAATATAATTAAATACAAATTACTTAGTTATAATAACTGAGTTAAAACAAGTATGAATATTGAAGATAATATAAAAAAATGGGTTGTTTTAGACAATTTACATAAAAAATTAAATAGTCAAATTACTAATGTAAGAGATGAAAAAAATGATTTAACAAAAAATATTATTACGTATTATGATTTAAAAAATACTAAGTATCCAAATATAAATATTAGCGATGGTAAATTAAGTTTTGTTGAACAAAAACAAACCAACCCTTTAAGTATTAAATTTTTGGAACAATGTTTTGAAGAATTTTTTGAAAATTATGATTCGAATTCAATAAAAGACGAGCTTATGCAATTTATTAAATCAAAGAGAACACATAATATTAATACAAATATTAAACGTGTTTACAATAATAACTCATAATAACTCATAATAACTCATAAACATTTAAATAGTGATTTAAAGTATTACTATTTAAATCTTTAATAAATATATATAAAAGATTATAAAATGTTGAAATCTTTAGATGATTTAGATAAAAAAAATAAACAACTTACTAACTTGGCATTATTACCTGGTTTTAATTTTGAAGATACAAATATTTCTTCAAAAAGACATAACAAATATAATGACTCCAATTTTAATTTAGATTGCTTTACAGATAAAAATGTAATATGTGATAAAACTTTTGCTAAATTTTATAAAGTGATTGATAGTGTTGAGAGAAAACAAACAAAACGAAGACGCGCGAGAGATAAAAAATTAACACGAAGAAAATAATGCTTATTCAACTTTAAACCAGTTATTATTATTAAATGGACTTATTAATACATTACTTATTCTATCTTTCCAATATTTGACACGTTGTTCAAATAATAGTTCTTTAAGTGTTTTTGGATATAAATCTTTATTCAAATATTCTTTTTCTAATTCACTTTGTTTTGGTTTCACTCCGTAACAATTAGCGCCTAATTTTGTATGGGGATTTGCAACATAACCGCCATTTATACCTGGTAATCCACAATCATATTTATGACCCTCTTTTTCTTGTAATTTTGTCCAATCGCTTTGACTTGTAGGATAAAGTCCTAATTGGTCTTTTGTCCACCCATAACTACACCAACTTGCTCCTTTTTTATTAGCATCGTTTACTTGATTATAATTGGCAAGTTCTCCATCAAATGCTTTACAAACTGCTTTTGCATCGTGATATGTGAACTTGTTTCCTGGAACATGATATGCTTCATTTTGGTCAGTTTGAACCACCGGTTCATTTGTTGTTGCTGTTTTTATATTAATTTCTGGTTCTGGTGAAAAAATATTTTTAACTTCTGTTATAACATCAATATTGAAAAAATAAGATAAACCATTTACAAAAATTAAGAGTATAAATACTCCCCATAGCAAAGCCTCAAATATTACAAATGTGCCAGATGGTTCGTCTGAATCATCATCCCAAGATTTTCCTAAAAATGAAAATAAAATATAATAAATAATAATAATAATAATTAGCACTACTAATACAAAAGGATTAGTGCCTAAATTATTTAAATTATCATAAAAATCTTGTGTTATATTATTAAATAATGACATAATATTATATATAAATAATATAATATTATTAGGGTTCTTAATCAAAAACAAATATGAAACATAATTTTATTATAAATTATTATAAATTATTATAATTTTCTATAATTTTCTATAATTTTCTATAATTTTCTATAATTTTCTATAATTTTCTATAATAACTTTCTGTAAAAATAACAATAACCTTTTGGAGTTATTAATTGCGATTCACTAATTTCATTAACATTTGTATCATTGAAATCATACCATTTTTGATTAGAATTTTTAACATAAGCACTATAATGACCACCTAAACATTCGCCGTGATGATTACATATTCCAAATAATTCATATATATATTTGTCTTTATTATAACCAACAACATATTTACTTAAATCCAGACCCAATAAAGGTGTTCTAATTATGTTATTTAATTTTTTATTAGCATTATTAAATCTTTTAAAATCTACTATTAATATATTTGGTAAACTCCAAAATTTAATACATTTATTAACATTTTCTTTACTATTTGTGGTTTCATTAAACCAAGCATTTTCACCTTCTAAAAATTCTGGTTGCGTATATAAATCAAAACAATCATATATGCTAAATTCTTGGTTGTTAGAACTACTATGTGGAATAGGTAAATTGATTATGCTAAATGGTTCCGGTGTAATACTTAAGATTTCTTTAGGATCAGTAGAGCTATTTGAAATAATTAATGACACATGTATTCCAAAAAATAAATCTATTATTTCTGAATAACTATCAGAATACATAGTTTTAATCATTGTATAGCATTTTTTTGCCAACTCATCTATGTTATTTTCTGAGTTGCCATTTATTGTAATAGATACTTTTCTCTCTAACGCCTCGTGAAAACAATCAAATAAAAAAATTAAAAATTCAGGTAAATCATTTTGGGCATACCCTGAAAATAATTCTCGATCTTTAATAGTTGCTATATGTTGAATAGCATTTAAAAATCTATTTGGACTAATCACGCAATTTTTAGACCACATTAAATCTTTAAGACTTGTCCATTCTTGTAAAATTAATTTTTTGTTATTACTATTAGTGTTACTATCAGTATTCGTATTTATAATATTAACAATTTCATGTAGTTCATAACTATGTGATAAAATTTGTAAGCAAGAATTTATATAACAAGTATTTCCTAAATTACACAATCCAGATAATCCTTTATTATTATATTTATTTAATAAATCATTTGATAGCAAATATTTATAATCAATATGTGACATATTAAATATACTAAATTATTTATGACACTATATTTAAATGTATTAATATTAATATATTTAAATATATTAAAATATTATTATTATACTATTATAATATTATGAATAATATAGATTTTAACACCCATAATTTTAGCACCAATGAAATACTTTTATATAATATTTTGCTTAGCACAAATAATTACATTAATTCTTCTAATAATACTATTGACTATTTAAATAATAGTATTAACCACTTAAATACTAATGCCAATAACTCATTGCTTTTATTATTAAACAATTATAATTGTTATAACAATTATTTGAATGCGAATAATGCGAATAATGCTAATAGCAATTCACCAAATGCTTATTTATTAAATTATACTTTGGAAGATTTTGAAAATTTATCAAATGTAAATATGCGTGCTCTTGTTAAAATAAGCATAGCAAAAATAAATTATTGTTGTATTGCTGTTCCGTTAAATGATACTTGCCCAATAACACAAGATGAATTTACAAATAATGATGAAGTAACAATAATAAAAAATTGTGGTCATATATTCAAGACACGCGCAATTAATAATTGGTTATTTGAACACCAAACATGTCCTGTTTGTAGACATAATATTTTAACAAATTCTAATATTATTAGCTACATAAATCCACATAATAATAAAAGATTATTTTTATATAGTAATGAATTTAGATTTTATTTGGCTCTACATATTGAAAGTTTATTAACAAATAGAGATAGATCAGAAAATGAAGATTCAGACTCTATTAATAATACTAATAATACTAATAATACTAATAATACTAATAATACTAATAATACTAATAATACTAATAATACTAATACTAGAAGCGAACAAAATAGTTATGAATTTGGACTATTTTTACGCTAATAATGCTAATATTATATTGATACACTCATTGGTATTATTAAAGGAATAATATAGCTAATATTTATAATTTTCAAATATTCTTGTCTAATTTGTCTACTTATTTTCCATTTTTTACTTCTATAACACATTATATTTTTTTTAGCTTCACTATATAATGCTGGTGTTTCTTTGAGTGATTGTTGTAATTCTCTCAACTTCTGTGTTTCGATCTTATAATTTTCTTCTAATACTTTAATTTTATCAAATTGCTTACGTGTTTCAAGACATCTTTTAATAGCATCGTTTTTTTTCAAATAAACGTATTTTTTTATATCTGCTAACATTTGTTTTTCATATATTGTAGTAAAATATTTGCCTCTTACATTACGTAAAGTATCATTATTAGTATTATTAATACCTTTATTTCCGCAATATGGACAACGCGAATCTCCGTTTCTAAACCAACTAACTAAACAATGGGTATGATAAGTATGATTACATTCAGGTAAAGTATAACATTGACTACATTGTAATTCATCTCTACATATCATACATTCTTCATTTGTATTATTTACATTAATATTAAGAATATTGATGGCATTTGTTAACGTGTCCATCTTTAAATATAATATATAACTATTACATACTAGTTAATTTTTAAATAATATTTTATATTTATTATAAAATATTAAACATTGTTTGAAATTATATATTTCTTATCTACGTCCTAGTAATACAACACTAAATGGACTCCAATAAGGCAAAACTATAGGTTTTTGATTTAATATACTTAAAATCTTTGGGGAAACGCATTTTTTATCTACAACAACTTCATAGGTATAATCTTCAAACCATGAATTTGCCATATAGTAATTTCCTTTAAATCCACTCTTTTCTCCCCACGAATTTTCTACCAAAAATCCATTTGTTTTTGAATTCTCAAAATTATAGCCTTTTATAACTACCGCATGAGTTGGACTGCTTTGTCTATAATTTAGAGCATCACATTTTTTCATAGTATTAGTAAAACCAAATACATTTTCGTAATCAAATCCATCTTTATCTAAAAATCCATCTTTTAATGAAATATATTTATCAAAATCTACTCCTGTCCACACTGCTTCTTCATTATCTAATGAATTTTTTACAGCATCAATCATTATATTAATTGGAACATTTATAAAATTCTGCTCACTATTTCCAATTATATTAAAAGTCATTTCCACATTATATAATTTATAAAAAGGGACTTGCTTACACGGATAATTAATTAAACATATTTTATCCCTGGCATTATATGGCACGTATTTTTTATAAAACTCTAACGGAGTAACATTTGCTATAACTTTGGCTTTTAAAGATTGACTTTTCTCTTTTTTTTCATTTTTCTCATAATATTCCCAAGTTATTATGCTAGGTGGTTCTCCTAAAAATAGAACTAATATTTTATAACATTCAGACAACATTTCATCCAATAACTTTTGCTTATTTTTTGCCAACTCATTTTTAGATGTTGTTTTTATTTTATGAGCACATTTTCGTAAATAATCGTCATAAAATGTTTCTAATTCGCTTGAATTAGCACTATGAAAATCTTCATCCATATTTGATTTGGGTATTATTCCATATTTTTCAATTAAATTTACAAAAACATTCCAATGACCGCCATCATCTGTTAAATTTTGTAACATATGTATTACTTTTATTGTATCGGTATTATAATTTAATGTTTCTAAATCGACAGAATAATTTTCCAATATAAAATTTAAATAATAATTGGCTTTTTCTAATTTGTCATAAAAAAATAAATAGTTTTGAGAAAATTCAAAACTGGGTAACAAATTATATTTTTGTATCATTTTAAAACGTATTATGTTTAAAAAGGCAAATAACCAGCAACGACCACTATTTTGTTGGTCTGTTATAGCAGATTCAACATTTATAACTTTTTTAAATACTTGTTTTTTATTTTGTTGATAATCACTTTTAAGTACTAAATTTTTGAAATGTGATTTGGTATTTACATTTTTTAGAACTTTGTTTGTTTTTTGTTTATTAAAATTATGAGAATAAGTTTTCAAATTTTTATATGTTATATTATTGACCATACTATTATAGTATACTAATTATATTATAGTAATAATATAATTGTAGCTTAAAAAATAATTGTTTCTAAAAAAAATAATTTGTAATAATACTAATACTAATTTTAATAAGTGTTATTAGTTTAGTTTATTTACATTCTTTCAAATATTTATCAAACAATAAACTCTTAACTTCTTTATATTTTAATTCTTCTACTTTTTTCTCATATTTTTCTGGGTCATTCCATTTTTCGCGTAATTTTGCCAATTCATTATACCAAGATTGTAATGTTATTCCGCGCTTTTTTTTAAATTCGCTCATATTTTCTAAATTTAGAGCAAATAATTGTAATAATGGTTTCATAATTTGATTACTAATATAATGATTGTAATCAAGTTCAAGTCCATGTTGTTTAATAAAGTCAGGTGTTTCTATTTTTTCCCCTTGAAGTGCTTTTTTATTAGTATTTTTAACATAAGCATAATAAATCCGGTCCCCAGATGCTGGTTTATTACCTGAATCACGTAATCCAATACGCTCTGCCAATACTTTATGAGCAATTTGTTTTGGATTTTTATAATACCCTCGCAATGATTTAGTTACTAATAATTTATCTATGGCATAATTTCCAGTTATTAATTTTTCTATACATTCATTTAAGAATTTAATTGATTTAACCATACTTTTTTCTTGCATAATAATATTTACAATACCACCATAAATATCTTTTACAATAGGCGCATTATCTCTGCGCTTCAATACTATACCCATATACTTCATTTTGCCTTTGTCCGGATTATTTTCATATAATATACCAACATAGCGTTTTTTAGATAATAATATCCATGGATAAAATGTTTTTTCATATTCTAAATCGTGAGGTTTTTTCAAGAAGGAACTTGCCAATTCTCCTGCTTGTTTGGCTAATTCAATGGTATATATTAGTGCTTGTTTATTTAATATTTTTTCATTTGTTTCTGGATTGCGTAAATTAAATTTGAAGAATACAGAATCAGTATCGCCGTATACACATTCAGCTTTCACTTTTACAGATGAACCATCAGAAACTTTAATAATTATTTCATTATAGCACTCTTCAATAATAGAACGTCCATAAAATAATAATTTACGACCAATTGCGGTTGTTGAAGCAGCTACATCTGCCTCATAAAAAGCACTAGTTATTGCGCCCATTTGACCATATAACGAATTTGCCGTTACTTTAATACTTAACTGACGCTTATCTAATACGTTTTTCATAAAGTCATCTGTTTCTGATAAAATAAGTTTTCGCGTTGCTTTTCGTGCGGCAAGCAATTCTTCTAAAATTGAAGGCATAATTGCTTTGCCTTCTGGAAATTGCGCAAACCTACAAATTTTGTAACCATTGATTACTTTTTTAGCAGCTGCCTTAGGAGTAAGTCTTTTATATTGATAAGTATCATATTTTACATCTACATAATTATAACCCAAATCATATAAATTATCATATATAAAATTGCCGTCCTCATCTTTTATTCCGGTTTCTTTAATAAGAGTATTGCTTAAATCATATTCCTTAGTCCATACTTTGCTATCGTGTGATAAATTTTCAGAAATTATAGAAGATGGATACAGAGAACTATAATCTACACAAGCTACAGGATCTTCTAAATATATTCCTGTTTTTGGTGTAAAAACATGAGCACCTTCATAACCACCTCCAGTTTTCTGTTTTTTTACTACAGGCATTAATGTATTTTTTTCGCCACATTTTTTAGAAATATAACTCTGTAATTTAATTCCTTGACCTCGCAATAATAAGAAACTTAAGGGAACATCACATAAATTAGACATTTCGACTTTATCTGTAATAACATCCACTTTTAATAATAACCAAATAACATTGTCACAATCCGCAAGACAATATTTACCTACCGTCCATCTATCATAATCTGTTCCGTTTGCTAAGGAAAATATTTCTTGTGGAGAAACATCATCTTTTGCCAGACCCCAATTATATTTATAGTTTGCCAAATCTAATTCCTCAATACTATTAATAACGAACGAATGTTCTTCATTATTAATTTCACTAATTTCAAATTTTTTGCCTTTTTTGTATAAATTACTGCTAAATCCTAATTCATCAAATTTAATAAAACTGCCAACTGAAATTCCAGTTAAATTTTTGCTATAAATTTTTGTGGTGTTATTTTCAACATTAATAGTTATACTATTAACACTATCACTAATAAAATAACCTGATGTAAAATCTAATTTGTTTGAACTTAATGTAAATTCTTTTCTAAAAATTACGCACATATCTATAATAATGCGTCCAGGCATTTTAATAAATTTTAAATTATATTCTCCACTTGCCAAAATAATTTTGTTTGTTTCAATACTTTCAACTTTATTTCGCCAGTCTTTGGAAATACAAATTTCATCTTTATTTCGAGATAATTTTAAAAATTCATTTACGCAATTTAATTCTTTCGATCTATTATACATAAATTCAAAATCAAAACCAGTAATATTATAACCTGTAATAATATGCGGATTTTCACTATTAATAAGTTTAGTAAATGTTAACAAAACCTCCTTTTCAGTGTTACGTTCTAAAACTATAACACTATTTTCTTGTGCCCATAATAAATATTTGTCTGGAATTTTACATCCTCCCTTAACAATAATAATTCGCTTATATGGTTTCGCTTCTGTATAATTAATAAAACTTAGTCCAATAAAAGTAATAATGTCGCCTTCTAATTCTGGAAATCCAGTATTACTAAATGCTTCTGTTAATTCATAAAGTTTTGTATTGTATTCACATTTATCATCTTTGATTAAATCTATTAATGTAGCATCTTTTTTATTATATAATTTTACTTTCTTTTTACGCTTAAAATTACTTGTTGTAATTTCTTGGTTTAAATCATTAATGTCTTTATTAGTATCTTCGTCATCCTTTTCATCGTCGTCTTCCTCTTCCTCTTCTGTCTCGGAGTCAGAGTCCACAAACTCTTCTGTATTTTTTTTCTTGAAATTTGCCGGAATATAATTGCCCAAGTTTTCAATTAAATTTTCAATATTAAAAGCATCTAACTTTTTATTTTTTGGATACACTTTTGATATATGACTTAGTTTACTATTTATTAACTCAAAAGCACTTAATATTTCTTGCTTTAACATACTAATATCATAATTTTCTTTATATTCACTTGAACAAGAATTATAATTTTCAAGTATATTTGTGGCTAATTTTTTGTAATTTTTAATTGGAATTGGAAAATCACCATGACTGCTACTAGCTTCAATATCAAAACTACATATATTATATTTTACTAGCGTTTCTTTTTCTTTATATGAATAAATATCATCATATTTAACTGAATATTCATAAGCACAATGTGTTGTTTTATTATTAATGCTTACTACTTTGTTTGATGGTATTTTTATCCATCCACTTGGATTAATTTGTTTTTTATGAAAGAATTTTAATAATGGGGGAATATCAGCTTCATAAAGATGGCAATTAGTTGTTCCGTGTTCATCACTATAACTATAACCTTCGTCATTTAGAGATCTATCAAATCCAGTATATTTATCATAAGTATCAGTATAAAATAACTTTTTCACTTTATTAAAAGCATTATTATTTGTAAATGAAATTTTAATAAAATTATGTAATTTTTTATTATCAAATCCATATAATTTTTGCCTTTTTACAAGTTTTAAATTTACAATACAATCTTCATAATAATAACCCACTTTTTTCTTTAAATGCGCAAGAAACAATGTATTTCTTTGCTCATTCCATACTTCATCTACCATTATGTAGAAATATGGATAAAAATCTTCTATCAATATTGATGCTGTTCTATTGGAATCATTAATACCAAATGCTTGAATAATAAATTTTTTATTGTCTTTATAATGATCTAATGAGTCTTGTGAATATTTATTCTTTTCTTGTGAATGCTTGCTAATACCATCATATACATTAAAATCATATAATCTAAAAGATTTGATTTTGTCTATTTTGTCCATTTTGTTAATGTGTAGCTTTTATTATTAATGTTATTTTGTCTATAACTCTTTATTTTAAAATAAATATCAATTTTTAAAATAAAAATTATTAAGTTGCTATTTACAATTCATAAATTATGAATTATGATTTATAAATTATGAATTCTAATTTATAATTTATAAATGGTATTATTTTTAATTTTTTAGTATTCTTCTCCTTCCTCGTTATCTATATTATATTTTTTTCTAATTTCTTCAATAGTTGCAAGTATGCCATCAATATTATATATAGTAGAATACTTCTCTTTATCACTCATATTTGATTTATTTCCAATATATTCTCTTTTTTCTATTAATACTTCTTGTAAAGTATTTAATTCATTATTTAATAAAGTATCAATCTTACTACACACATAGTAGTTCTTTTTATGACCATCATCCATAGTACTCATTACGTTAAGCATGTCTTCCATAATTTTACTCATGGATTTTGTTGCTTTTTGACTCTTTTTGTAGCGTTGATTTATCTATTGAATATACACGTTGCCCAATAATGGCCTCTACATATGTTTCATCAAGAGCCCTACTATTAATATCCTCTTTATTTTGCTCTTTATTATAAGTTGCTTGCTGTTGTAGCTGTTGTAATATATGTAAGTATTCAAGAAAAGCATCGTTTGTAGGTTCTGGAGCATCTACCTTATTCTTAAATGTATTAACTTTTTTTCTTATGTTAAATAATAATCTTATGTAGTTTTTCAAAAGTGACTTATCATCTGATAATATTTGAGACATTTATAATATTATATAATCATTATATATAATATTACATAAATTTAACATATTATGGATTATTAAATTCTCTCTATTTGATTGTGAATATTGCAAAATAAACTAAATAAAATATTTAAATAATTATTTATTAATAATATTATATTATTAATTTTTATTAGTTTTATTAGTTTTATTATGTATAATATTCTATTATTAGCATTGTGTTATAGTTTGCCTCCATTAAATAATGTTTATAAAGGGTCAATTAGCTTTCCATTATTAGGTAAACAAAATATAGAGTTTAAACGTTTAAAGAACAATACTTCACAGGTTAGATTGTATGGTCTAATAAATTGTAATGGTTATATTTATAATGATGAAAATGATGAAAGCGAAGAATGTGATGAAAATGTTGAAAATGTTGAAAATAATGATAATATAAGTAATATATGTTTAAGCATGAAGTATGAATTAGATGAGTATCTTTTAAATATTATGCGCAAATATAGATGTATTATTGAAGCACCATATTATGATGTAAGAAGCGATACAATTTTATTTGTATTAAAAATAAATATGCTTGGTCTAACAAAAACTATTAAATTGCTTAATGTTAAATAAGAAAACAATGTTATATTTATATATATATATATAAATATAATATATATGAATAGCACTAAAAAAAAATCTCCAACTTCAACTCCGAGTAAGAGTAATTCATTAAGAAAAACACACAAAGCTTGTATTGAAAAAAAAATATTAAGTGATGAAGTAAAATCTATTAATGTTATTTTTAATAATAAAAAAAAGGAGTGTGATGATGAAATATATTCAACTATTTCAAAATATTTTAATAATAAGCAAAGTTCAATAGAAGATTTAATCCGTGCATTATTTGAATATTATAAGTTAGAAAAGGATAAAAATATTGACTATATTCTGACATTTAGAGAATTTGTAATGTTATTTCCACGAGATTCTTCAGTTAAAGATACCAATTTTAAAAGGCAACATGTTTTTGAAGCACTTTGTAGAGTTATTTTATTTTATAATTATGATAATAATACATTCAGTAATAAAAAAATTTTTTATAAATCATTAGAAAAATACATAGAAAATCCAAATGCTTCAAATATAGAATTGAAAATTGATGATATAAAAAAAGAGAAAATTAACTCGGGATCATCCGCACAAAGCGTTGATATTTTTTTTAAAATTCCAAAGGAAACATCAACAAAAGAGAAACCTATTACAAATGCTTGTGAAAAAGATTATAAAAAAACAACAGATGACACCGCCAAGGATACATACATATTAATACAAAATAAATTTTATAGCGACGAATATTCGTCGGCAGACAAATATGATATCAATAAAATTTATCAAAGAGCAAGTAAGTTAAATAAACCTACAAGTGAATCAGAAATAAAAATAATATTAATGGTTAATAATGCAAAATTATTAGATGAAAAAATAAAGCGAAGCAGAAATAAAGATATGGGATTAGTTTCAAAGATTTATGGATTGGAAGAACTAGAAGAGTGGTTTCAAAATATGCTTTATGATTTGTATATTAAAGGAATTGATATATTAAACGCTAAAACGGCCACTATGAAAACTATTTTACAACTTCGATTTCATCAAAATTTATTTATTAATACAACCTACAAATATTTTACAAATGAAATAATAAGTGAAAGAAGAAAAAAATTTATTTGGGGAGCAGTTCCAAGAAGTGGTAAATCGTATATTATTGCTGGTATGATTGAGAAATTACATACGAAATTAAATAGTAATAATAATATATTATTGATTTTAGGAGCAAAAACAGAAACATTAGAGCAATTTAAAAAGATGTTTTCAACTTTGGAAAAATTTACAGATTATAATATTATAACAAGTCCATCTGAAAATAAGAAAGCAGATAAAACAAAAAACATATTTATATTTAGTCAAGAAAAAATGAAAATTAATAAAAAATTCACTAGTCTCGATTTTGATATAAAATTTAAAGAAGACTATAGCAAATTATTTGAAATAAAAAATTTAGATATATATTTTGACGAAGTTCATAAAGGCGGTTCAACCCTAATGTCTCAAGAAAAAATTATTGACACTTTTTTAACTACGAACTTCAATATTGATATATTTGTAATGGTAACTGCTACATATGCTAAACCAACAATAGCATATACTAATATTGTAGACGATAATGATCCAATAATAATAAATTGGTCTTATATGGATCAGCAAAATATGAAAGAAATTACTAATATTAGAATTAAAGATGAAATAATAAATTCGCGCAAAAATAGCATAGAAAAAGAAGTGCTTCAAGAGTTATTTAATGATTATAATATTAAATATGGGGACGAATATTTGAGTATATTAGAAGAACAATATAAAAAACATCCAGAACTGGTGATAATTCAACCATTATTGAGTTTAAAAATACCAGAAACATTAAAAACAAAGGAAGACGCAAGTCCTTTTATTCTTTCTGGTAATATATTTAAATTAAAATGTTCGGCAATGGGTAAAAATTTATCAATGATGCAAAATCCCAATGATATATTTGCCAATAATGATAGTGTTATTGATTTAATAAAATTTATAGGAAATAAAGATAACCATTATTTTTCAACAAATACAATATATGGGTATTTACATCACAAATTAAAATATGATTTTAGCAAGAGACATTCTCAAATATGGTTTTTACCTGATAATAATTTATATGAAGATCCAGTTAAGTGTAAACAAGAATTAAATAAGACTAGTAGTCAAGACAAAATATTTGACGAAACAGAAGAAAATAATGATGGTCTTCCAAATATTGAACCTTTGACACGTGGAATAGTTCTTAATTTATTAAATAATGAATACTTCAAACAACATTTTCATTTTTTAATTGTTCATGGACAAAAATTAAAATATTATGAAGTGAATTATGATGAAAAAGAAATATTTTATACGGAATCCGTAACTATTTCGTCATTTGAAAAAGGAAAGTCAATTAATAAAATAATACAAGATGCCGAATATAAAGCATATAAAGAAGATAAGTCATTAATAATCTTGACTGGGTCTATGTTAAGATTAGGTGTAAGTTTGCCATGTGTTGATATTGCTATTAATTTTGATAATGTTAGTTCTATGGATCTTAATTATCAGACTATGTTTAGAGTGTTGACTGAGAGAGAAGATAAAAAATATGGTTATTATATAGATTTGAATCATGAACGCGGTAAAAATTTTTTATATGAATTCAATGAAAATTATGGTAAAGGATTTGCAAATTCAAATAATATAGATGATTTAACAAATAATATACAATCTTTATTATTGTTATTTAATTATAATGGGTTAAATCTTATTAACGCAAGCGGTGTTAAAGAAGCTGATTTATACAACAAACTTATAGAAGAATTGAAGTTATCAAAAGAAGAATATATGAATCATTATAAAGGAAATAACAAAAAAATTCTTGAAAAAATATTATTGTCCATTGGAGATTTAAAAACTTTTGATAAAATGAAAAAATATATATTTACAGGAACAAATAATAATAAAAGCAAAAGTAATATTAAAATAAATATTACAAAGAAAACAAAACAGAAAACACAATATCTTCAACAAGACGTAGAAGATGAAACAGGAGAAGAAGAAGACGAAGCACAAAAAGAAGATGAAACAGAAACAATAACACAAGAACAAGGAGGAGAATTACAAGTAAAAGATATTGCGGATTTACTTTCTACATATACAAGTATGTTAGCAATATTTAGTGATAAAAATAATACTAATTGTTCTTCGCTTAATGAATGTATTGAAAAAACAATAAATTATGTTTCTGAAAAATTAGATCCTTTTAATTGTAATTATACAGATTATAATGTGTTTGGAAGTTATATAAATTTAATTAAAAATTTAAATCCTAAACAATTTGTAAAATCATTAGAATTATATAGAGAATTAATAAATAGTGATGAAAATAAGACTTTAAAAAATGCTTTATTTATATTCTTTGATAATATTAGAGAGGTAATGAAAGAAGATAAATTAATATATGAAATGTCTCCTGAAGAAATACAAGAAAAAATAGAACAATATTTACCAGTAAGAGATGCTGAAAAAGATAAATACGGAGAGGTATTTACTCCAACCCTATTAATAGAAGAGATGTTGGATAAACTTCCAAAAGAAGTATGGAAAAATAAAGATTATAAATGGTTAGACCCAGCAAATGGAATCGGTAATTTTCCAATGATTGCTTATCGTAAATTAATGGAAGGTTTAAAAGATGAAATTAAAACTAATGAAAAACGCAGTGAGCACATTATCACAAATATGCTATATATGTTCGAAATAAATCCTAAAAATGTAGGTGTGTCGCGTAAAATATTTGGACACGATGCAAATATATTTTGTGGTGATTTTTTAAAAAGTGATATAGAAAAAATTTGCGGAGTTAAAAAATTTGATGTTATTATGGGAAATCCTCCTTGGAATGATATTAAAGAAGGAATTCAAGAAGGTAGTAGAGCAAAAAACTCTTTGTGGGATAAATTTATAAAACATTCACTTGAATTATTAAATCCAAACGGATTTTTAGGTTTTATTAACCCAGCACAATGGCGTGGTTTAGGTCCCGAATATCATAAAATATGGGATATTATATCCGCTAAACAATTATTATATTTACATATTTATGGAGAAAATGATGGTAAAAAATATTTTAATGTGGGGAGCCGATTTGATTTATATGTTTTACAAAATAAAAATTATATAAAATCATCTAAAATTATAGACGAGTTAGGAGAGAAACATAATATCAAAATTAATGAAATGCCTTTTTTACCTAATTATAATTATAATATTTTTGAAAAAATATTAACAACACAAGATAAAGGAATAGATGTCATTATGAGTTATAGTGCTTATTTTGCTTATAAAAAAAATATTAAGATGTCTCAAACTAAAAGTATAAAATATAAATATCCAGTAGTTCATTCTATAACAAAAGATGGTTTAGTATATTGGTATTCCAGTGATAATTCAAAAGGTCATTTTGGAGAACCTAAAGTTATATTAAATTTTAATAGACATCAATATTCACATAAAGAACAAAATGACTATGAAGGCAAATTTGGAATGTCTCAAATATCATTTGGTATTCCTATAAAATCAAAAGCAGAAGGTGATGAAATTTTACGAGCTATTGATACGCACGAATTTAAAAAAATAATTGCATCAACAAAATGGGGTGCATTTCAGACAGATTACAGAATGTTTAAATATTTTAAGCCAGATTTTTATAAATACTTATTAGATAAAAAACAAAAGTCAACAAGAAAAATAAAGTCTTTGTCAAATATTAATACAAAACATAAAAAACTATATAGAGTGCGAGCAAAGTCTATAGGAGGGAGAAAAAAAATATACAAAAAATCTAGAACTAATAAAACTAGAATTAAGAAAAATAAAACTAGAAAATTAAAGTATAAAAAGTGAGTTAAATTACGTTATAATAACTATGAACTATTATATGTGCTATTATTGGGGCAACATACCATAATTCGCCAAAGTAATTATTTAATTTGCTATCCAAATTAGCATTTAAAAACGGAATGGCAAGTAAACTTGTTCCAATACCTATAAATAATTGTTGTGCGACTCTCCATTTTCTTTTATAAATGGTTAAATAATGTCTAGGAGTATGGAGTAGCGTTAAATAGCATTTACTTAGCAATGGGCACTTTAGCCATGCTAAGTGAAATAATGAGCTTAAGGAATATTTATAAAAGTTATTTTTTATATTGAAGTCATCAGCAATATGATAAATAGAAAAAATGATCAATAGTATTTTTCTTTGAACAAATGAACAATAATATATACATAATCCAGTTAAAAAATTGCTGACTAATGTTTCAAAAGGACTAACTATTAAACTAGTTGCTCCATGGCCAAATGTTGGAATTAACAACGGATATTTTATTAACATTAACATTAGTATTATTATTAATAATGTTATTAATACTAATGTTAAACATATTAAAAACTAAATTGCGAACTATAGTTTGTCTAAAAATTCGGAGTTTTCTTTAATAAAACCATTTACTAGTTCTTGAGGCAATTCTCTAAAATCTACTAATTTTTTATTTAATTCATATTTTTCATAAGCATTTTCCTTT